GGGAACACTCGACAACGTGTCGGCTGCTGATTTGAATGAAACCTCTCTTGAGGACATGCTGATCAACATCGCAGGCTTTGTTGACGAGCGTGGCTTGAAGATTGCTCTTCGCGGTATGAAGATGATTATCCCACGGCAGCTTCAGTTTGTTGCTCAACGGATTCTGGCTTCAGAGCTTCGGGTCAACACTGCTGACAATGACATTAACGCGATGAAGTCTATGGGTATGTTGCCTGATGGTTATGCCGTCAACGACTTCCTGACTGACCCAGATGCGTTCTTCGTCATGACAGATGCTCCCCGTGGATTTATCCACTTTGAGCGGACGCCTCTTTCCACCAACATGGAAGCGGACTTCGATACTGGTAACATGCGGTTTAAAGCCCGTGAGCGTTACAGCTTCGGATTCTCAGACCCACGTTGCGTTTTTGGTTCTCCTGGCGTATAAGGGGCTGCACACCTCCCTGTGTAACCCAACTGAGGCGGTCTTCGGATCGCCTCTTTCTTTTTGTCTAAACGTATTGTATTGTTTTGGTATCCCTGACAGGCGCATTCTGTGTCTGACTTAACCCAAGACAGGAGATACTCATGGGTAATTCTACTTTTAGCGGACCAGTGCGTTCGCAAAACGGTTTTGAAGATATCACGATAACTGACGAAACTGGTGTTGAAACAACTAATTCCACATATGGTACAAACGCTTCTGTTGGCGGAACACTCGCCGTGACAGGCGCTACAACATTGTCAACGGCAGTCAATAGTTTGTTTGTTAAGCACGTTGCTCACGTCACAGGTGTGACAGTGAACTCTACCGCTGGCGATAGTCCTACAATCGGTACATTTGCACAGCCTGCAAACACAATCATCACTGACATTAAAATCTTTTGTGCTAC